GTAGAAGCTGCCAATGGCAAACCGATATTACTAATTTACTGGTTCCGGCATGACATGGATAGAATAGCGAAAAAACTAAACGAACTTAAGATTCCATTTGCAAAACTTGATACAGATGCAAGCATTAAGAAATGGAATAATGGAGAAGTTCCTGTTGCTATTCTTCATCCAATGAGTGGAGGACATGGCTTAAATCTCCAAAGTGGTGGTTCAACTATTATATGGTTTGGTATGACATGGTCATTGGAACTGTATCAGCAAACGATAGCAAGATTGTGGAGACAGGGACAGACTGCGAATATCGTAGTGGTGCAGCACATAGTTGCCAAAGGAACGATTGATGAGAGGATTTTAAAGGCACTTTCACAAAAGGACAAAACACAGTCCGCATTAATCGATGCTGTAAAGGCAAATCTGCAAATCTGAGACAATCTGAGTAAATCCGAGGGAACAAAAATTCTAAAATCGGAGGTACTGTTTATGTACAAAAACAATATGCAAGTTAAGCCATCCATAATGGAAGATGGGTTTTCTAATCTAGCAAATGCCATAATTCTGCAAGCAGTAAAGGATTATAGGGAAGCCTTAAAGAAACTAAAAAACCATCCTAATAGTATCGATGCAAATAAAGAGAAATTCGCTGGGGAGCGTTTCTTTCATTCTAAGTGGTTTTCAGATATTACAAGTATTGATGGGAATATGCTGCTGAAAAAATTAAGGGACGAGGTGAAGATCCATGAGTGAGAGATTTAATGTAAAAGAATATCTTAGCCAAGCGCATTACATCGACCAACGCATAAACAGCAAACTGGAGCAGGTAATGTCACTTCGTAACTTGACCACAAGAGCTACCGCAACATTATCTGATATGCCGGGTTCTGCAACTCGCAATATCCACAGTATGGAAGATGTCATTACCAAGCTGATTGATCTCGAAAATGAGATTAATTCGGATATAGGATATTTGGTTGGACTAAAAACGGAGATAACAGCAGTGGTGAAAAAAGTTAAAAATCCTGAATACCGAACACTACTGGAACTTCGTTACTTGTGCTTCAAGACATGGGAACAGATAGCGGTGGACATGGACTATGATTTGCGATGGATCTACCGTATGCATAAGAACGCATTGGATGCAGTAAGAGAGCGCATTATTAAAACAAGCCATGAAAAGCCACTATAAGCCACCCTACCTTATGTGATATTATTATAATAGCAGAAAAGTAAAATGAACCAGGCCTTGTAGGGTTACACCTATAGGGCTTTCTTTATGCCCGAGGAGGTGAAGCGAATGCCAAAGAAACCAAAGCGACCGTGTTCTTATCCCGGATGTCCTAACCTAACAGACGAACGGTTCTGTGAGCAGCATCAGAAACAGGAGAACCAACGCTACGAGAAGTACGACAGAGATCCTGCTGTACGCCGTAGGTATGGTAGAGCTTGGAAGCGGATCCGTGACAGTTATATTTCACAGCACCCATTGTGTGAGGAGTGTGAAAGGAACGGAAGGTTGACGAGAGCAGAAGAGGTTCATCATATCCTTCCGTTAGCACGAGGTGGAACTCACGATAAAAGCAATCTGATGGCTCTTTGTACTCCTTGTCATTCAGCCATCACAGCAAGAGATGGAGAACGTTGGCATGACCGGTAGGGGGGAGTCAAATCTCTACGACTATTTAATTGTGCAACGGGCGTGGGGTATCACGCAAAATTTCGCGGTTTCAAACGAGGTAATAGGACCCGCAACGAAAAGAGGTGTGAAAAATGGCGAAGGACGGAACAAATCGTGGAGGTACCCGTATCGGTTCTGGTCAGAAAAAGAAGCCACTAGCTGATAAGATTGCTGAAGGTAATCCAGGTAGAAGAAAACTTGAAGTCGTAGATTTTAGAAATACCGCAGATCTTATGGGGCAGGAGATGCCACAGCCAAGGACAATGCTCTCAGCTAAACAAAAGGATGGGAAAACACTAGAAGCTAGTGAAATTTATGAGATTACATGGAAATGGCTTGAGGAACGTGGATGTGCACATCTAGTGCTTCCACAGCTTTTAGAACGCTATGCCATGAGTGCAGCCAGATGGATACAGTGTGAGGAAGCGGTAACAGAGTTTGGTTTTCTAGCCAAACACCCAACCACCGGAAATGCGATTCAAAGTCCTTATGTGGCTATGAGTCAGAATTTTATGAGCCAAACAAACAGACTTTGGATGGAGATATATCAGATTGTTCGAGAAAATTGTGCTTCGGAATATGGTGGATCTAACCCACAGGACGATGTGATGGAGCGACTTCTAACTGCCCGTAGGGGAAAATAAAGATGAGGAGATAGGTGATGAGTAAAAGATATTTAACAGCTGAAAGTGTATGTACCGGGCATCCTGATAAAAAAGGTGGTAGAGAAATATGTTGATAGAAAAATTAAAGACTGAATTATTAATCCCTGCCGATTATAATCCGAGAAAGGACTTAAAGCCTGGTGATCCAGAGTATGAGAAATTAAAACGATCCCTTGAAGAATTTGGTTATGTAGAACCCGTAATATGGAACAAGGTCACGGGTCATGTGGTAGGCGGTCATCAGCGTTTAAAGGTTCTGCTTAGCATGGGAATTACCGAAGTAGAATGTGTAATCATTGAGATGGAGGAAGAAAAGGAAAAGGCTCTTAACATTGCACTTAATAAAATCAGTGGAGATTGGGATAAAGATAAACTAGCTCTGTTAATCACTGACTTAAATGCCTCAGACTTTGATGTATCTCTGACGGGTTTTGACCCAGGTGAGTTGGATGACCTGTTTAAGGATTCCCTAAAGGATAAAATAAAAGAAGATGATTTTGATGTGGACAGCGAGCTGAAAAAGCCCGCTGTTTCGCATTTGGGCGATGTTTGGATTTTAGGACAGCATCGACTGGTCTGCGGTGATAGTACAAAGAAAGACACTTTTGATGTCTTGATGGATGGGAAAGCTGCTAATCTAGTAGTTACTGATCCACCATACAATGTTAACTATGAAGGTAGTGCTGGTAAAATTAAAAATGATAATATGGAAAATGAAGCATTCTATGATTTTCTGCTCGCGGCGTTTAAGAATACCGAAGCAGCAATGGCAAAGGATGCTTCTATTTATGTGTTCCATGCGGACACGGAAGGACTCAATTTTAGAAAAGCCTTTTCCGATGCAGGATTTTATCTATCTGGTACTTGTATTTGGAAAAAGCAATCCCTGGTTCTAGGTCGCTCTCCTTATCAATGGCAGCATGAGCCTGTGCTCTTTGGTTGGAAAAAGAAAGGAAAGCACAACTGGTATTCGGATAGAAAACAAACCACCATTTGGGAATTTGAAAAGCCGAAGAAAAACGGTGATCATCCAACCATGAAACCAGTGGCTTTAGTTGCTCATCCCATTATGAATTCAAGCCTTACCAATTGCATTGTATTAGATCCCTTCGGTGGTTCTGGAAGTACACTTATTGCCTGTGAGCAGAGCGAACGAATCTGCTACACAATAGAGCTGGATGAAAAGTACTGTGATGTAATTGTAAAGAGGTATATTGAACAAATCAGTAGATCAGATGGTGTATTTCTTCTTAGAGATGGTATCAGATATAAGTATAGTGATTTGCCGGAGGTGAATATGGATGTGTAAATTAACACTCGGCTCACTCTTTGATGGAAGTGGAGGTTTTCCATTGGGAGGTATTCTCTGTGGCATTGACCCTTTATGGGCATCTGAAATAGAACCCTTTCCAATAAGGGTTACGACCAAACGTATACCACAGATGAAGCACTATGGAGATATCAACAAACTAAATGGTGGGGAACTTCCACCTGTCGACATAATAACATTTGGCTCACCCTGCACCGATATGAGTGTGGCTGGGAAAAGAGCTGGTTTGGACGGAGAGCAATCCGTCCTTTTTTATGAAGCAATCCGGATTGTTAAGGAAATGAGGTGCAAAACGAATGGGCAATATCCAAGATACATTGTTTGGGAAAATGTCCCCGGAGCATTCTCCTCAAATAAAGGAGAGGACTTTAAAGCAGTCCTCGAAAGCATCGCAGGGGTTAAAGATGAAACCATATCTATTCCTAAACCTAAAAAATGGCTTAATGCAGGAGAAATGCTGGGAGGAGATTACTCCATTGCATGGAGAACGATTGATGCACAATACTGGGGAGTTCCCCAACGAAGAAAACGCATCTTCCTTGTCGCAGATTTTGCAGGCAGGAGTGCCGGAAAAATATTATTTGAGTCAGAAAGCTTGTCAGGGTATTCTTCGCAGAGCATCAAGCCGTGGGAAGGAACTGCCGAGGGTACTGAAATCGGCACTAGAGCATCAGGCTTTGATGGCTACAATGGTCAACTAACGGGAGATATTTCTTCGACCATTGGTGTTAATTGTGGAATGAGTTCCGGTAGAAGTGGTGTGGTACTAAACGACCAAGGCGGAAATCGTATGGATATTACAGAAGATGTAACTTGTACTCTCCGAGCAAAGGCTAATCACCCACCTTGTGTTATAGAGGCTGCTGTATTTGATAATCACGGATGGGATAATCGCTTTACGGGACCGATTGATGTCGCACCAACAATATCTGCTACTTATGGAACAGGAGGAAACAATCAACCTTTTGTGGTTAGTGATACACCGAAAACCCTAAAAATCCGATGTGGCTGTGAGGGCGGTGGTAAAGGTGTTCTTATTCAGAATAACAAATCGGCAACACTATCCTGCAATAATGACCAGACATTATTTGTTCCGAAAGCCTATGGTATCTGCTCTAAAGACAGTAATTCCATGAAATCATCCAATCCCAATAGTGGAGTATATGAGGCTGATACTTCTCGTACCATTGATGGAAATGGAGGAAATCCAGCTTGTAATCAAGGTGGTATTGCTATTGTAGAAAGTTATGCTTTACAAGGCTCCATGATTGGAAGGAAAGACTGCAATGGTCCACAAGGGGATGGTGTAAGTGAGAATATATCATTTACATTAAATACTGTAGATAAACACGCAGTAGTATATGCTATTGACCGGGAAACTTTTAACTGTGGCCAGAACTATGCAAGGAACCTTGGTATCAGTGATGAAGGCATTTCATCAACGCTAAATGCACAAGGACCAAGTGCAGTTGCCACTCCAACTTACTCCTCAAGCAAAGCATCATTTTTTACCAGTGCAGAAACTGAACTTGCAAATACTCTTGTGGCTACAGATTATAAAGATCCTCCGTTAATTAATGATACCGATGGTACGGATTATATCGTAAGGAGATTGACACCAACAGAGTGTGCAAGACTTCAAGGCTTCCCGGATTGGTGGTGTAGTGACCTTGGAATAGAAAATCCTACAGATGAGGAGATTGAATTTTGGACTGAGGTCTTTGAAACGCATCGAAAGATAATCGGGACATCTGCAAAACCAAAATCTCGAAATCAAATTATGAAATGGCTGACAGAACCCCACTCCGATTCTGCGGAATATAAGATGTGGGGTAATGGTGTTGCCCTGCCCTGCGTTTGTTTTGTACTTGCTGGAATAGTGGAATCTAATTCTAGAATGTAAGATTTAATCTACATACCACTTGCTATTTATTCGGTTTAGAGTGATATATAACACTACCAAAAAAGAAAGGTGGTATGAGATATGGAAATAAGATTTAATCGCACAGGCAGTGAACGAAAAGCACTGGTTACTGCAATCGGTGAGATTCTTGAAACTAAACCAGTTTATAGAGGAGCACCAACATTCATTTACGATATTGATGGTTTTGAGGTGGATAAGGAAGGAACACTTATCTTTACCGACAGCACAGACAGCGAAACGGTGGAAACACTGCTCGATAAACTTGCAGGTCGAGGGTTTGCCTTTGAGGAGAATGAAAACGCAACACAGGGCAACACAAACGCTTCTGACTTGCTTGTAATTGAGATGCCAAAGGAAGGTTTCACTGAAACAGCAATTGCAAACCTAGATAAACTCATAGAAAGCAAAGGAGAACTAATAAAGAAAGCCCTTGGTGCTGCTTCACTCCCGATTGAGCAGACCGAAGAAACATTTTGCTTTCCTTGGTTTCCCTTTGACTCAAATGTAGATGAGGTTAAGGCCTACACACATTTTGTTACAGCAATATGTGAAATGGCCAAGACACAGATAAGAATAAGTGCAACAGCGAAAGAAGTAGATAATGAAAAATATGCTTTCCGCTGCTTTCTTCTACGCCTTGGTTTTATTGGCTCAGAATACAAGACAGTGCGTAAGATATTGCTTTCAAAGCTAACAGGAAGTTCTGCATTCAAAAGTGGACCAATCAAGGTTGAGGAGGTAGTCCAACAATGAGAAGCATACAACCAGAAACATTAAAACAGTTAAGGGATACTTACACACCTGGAACTAGGGTGGTACTTATACAAATGGATGATCCATATACGAAACTTATTCCAGGAGATAGAGGAACAGTTACCAGTGTTGATGACATTGGTACAATTCATGTGAAATGGGATAGGGGAGGTTCTCTAGGAGTGGTTTTTGGCGAGGACTCATGTAGGAAAATCGAAGAGTAAACTACACATTTTAGTCACGAAAATGTACAGAAAGATTGTGTAGTTTATGCTGCTATATATCGGTGAAATATCTTGATATATAACCCTTTTAGAGTGATATATATACATGCCGAAAGGACATACACACTTTAAAAGGAGCGAAAAACAATGCTAAGAGCAAAATTCGGAATCGAGATTGAGTTCACAGGAATTACAAGAGAAAGAGCGGCTAAGGTTGTAGTAGAATTTTTACAAGGCACTTATGCCGAAGGTGGCACCTACTACGATACAAAGAAGGTTACAACATCAGACGGTAGAGTTTGGAAGGTAATGTACGATGGCAGTATCAACTGCCAAAAGAAAGAAAGGGGCAGAACAGTATCCGCGGGAAAAGAATACAGCGTTGAGCTGGTCAGCCCAATCCTTTCCTACCGAGAAGATATAGAGAACTTGCAGGAATTGGTTAGACAGCTTCGTCACGCAGGAGCATTCACAAATTCAACCTGCGGAATTCACATTCATCTTAATGGGACAGATCATACACCAAGAAGCATTCGAAACATTGTGAATATCATTGCAAGCAAGAATGACCTTTTCTACAAGGCACTTCAGATAGCACCACAGAGAATGAGCTACTGCAAAAAGATGGACAGCATTTTGGTTGATAAGATGAACCGCAAAAAGCCTAAAACCATGCGACAGCTTGAGGATATTTGGTACGAAGGCTACAGCGAGAGCAGAAGTACCCATTACCATAACAGCCGATATCACTTTTTAAACCTCCACAGCTTTTTTACAGGAAACCATACGGTGGAGCTTAGAGGATTTAATAGTGAGCTTCATGCAGGTAAGGTTAGAAGCTACATTATTCTTGCATTAGCCCTTAACAACCAAGCCTTAACGCAAAAATGTGCATCAGCTAAGAAACCACAAGTTGAAAATGAAAAATTTGCGATGAGGACCTATTTAAACCGCATCGGTTTCATTGGAGAGGAGTTTGCTAACTGCAGAGAGCATTTGACAGCATCGCTTTCAGGGTCAGCAGCATGGCGATTTCGGGCCGCCTGAACATTTCAATAATCTCAAAGCCGCAAAGGAGAATTTACAATGAGCAATATACTTTATATTGCCTATGGTTCCAATCTAAACTTGGAGCAGATGGCAAATCGATGCCCCACAGCAAAGGTTGTGGGGGCAAGTAAAATAAATAATTACCGTTTACTTTTTAGGGGCGCACATGCGGGAGCTGTGGCAACCATTGAGCCTTTTAAAGGAGGAAGTGTACCAGTGCTGGTATGGGAAATCACTCCTGCCGATGAGGCAGCCCTGGACCGTTATGAAGGATGGCCCTTCCTTTATCGAAAGGAAACACTTAAGGTAAGACTTAATGGAAAATATGTTACAGCAATGGTCTATCTTATGAATGAGGGAAGGCCACTCGGTCAACCAAGCTGTCATTACTATAGTACAATTTTAGAAGGTTATAAGGATGCAGACTTTAATATTGAAACCTTAAGAAACGCAGTTGGTGACTCTGCAGAGAAGGAGGATGCATGACCGAAGAAATTAGAGATCAAATTTTAGCAATTCGGAATACGGGTGAAACAAATATGTTTGATATTCCTGTGGTTATCGATATTGCAAAACGGGATGGGTATTATGAATTAATTGATTACCTATCTGAACATAGAGATGATTATGTTAGCTTTATTCTTACTGGTGAAATCAGAAAATAGAATAGACAGCATTAATGGAAGGAACTCTGCAACGGGGTTCCTTTTTCAGTATTCACAGGGAGGTGGCGGCGATACGAAAACTAAAGACATACAAGCCGACCATCTTCAAAGCAGATGGTTCGGTATATAACAAGGATGCGTCAGATACAGCAGTGTCGTTTATTAATTGTCTAAAGCACACTAAGGGAGAATGGTTTGGGCAGTCCTTCGAACTGATCGACTGGCAAGAGCAGATAATTCGTGATGTGTTTGGCATTATGAAACCAAATGGCTACCGCCAATTCAATACTGCTTACATTGAAATTGCCAAGAAGCAAGGAAAATCAGAACTAGCAGCAGCGGTTGCACTATTACTTACTTGTGGTGATTATGAGCATGGTGGAGAGGTATATGGCTGTGCTTCTGACCGTCAGCAAGCATCTATTGTTTTTGATGTTGCGGTGGATATGGTGGAACAGTGTCCGGCACTGAAAGCAAGAATAAAGCCTGTCCTTTCTCAAAAGAGGTTAGTGTATAAACCACTTGGTAGTTTTTATCAGGTTCTTTCCGCTGAAGCATATACAAAGCACGGTTTAAATGTTCACGGAGTAGTATTTGATGAGCTTCACGCTCAGCCAAACCGACAGCTTTTCGATGTTATGACTCACGGTTCTGGAGATGCAAGAAAACAACCACTATACTTTTTAATTACTACTGCCGGAAATGATCAGCATTCCATATGCTATGAAGTACACCAAAAGGCAAAGGATATTCTAGAAGGGCGAAAGGTTGATCCTACATTCTACCCAGTCATTTATGGTGCCAATGAAGATGAAGACTGGACAGATCCAAAGGTATGGGCGAAAGCCAACCCCTCAATGGGCATCACGGTAGACATAGAAAAGATACAAATTGCTTGTGAAAGTGCAAGGCAAAATCCTGCGGAAGAGAATTTATTCAGACAGCTTCGGCTAAACCAATGGGTGAAACAATCAGTACGTTGGATGCCTATGGAAAAATGGGATAAGTGTTCATTTGCAGTAGACCCTGAAAGCCTTAAAGGAAGACAATGCTATGGCGGTTTGGATTTATCATCAACAACGGATATAACAGCATTCGTTCTTGTCTTTCCACCAGAGTATGAGGACGATAAGTATATTGTTCTTCCTTATTTTTGGATACCAGAAGATAACCTCGATTTAAGAGTGAGGCGTGACCATGTACCCTATGATGTATGGGAAAAGCAAGGCTTTTTACAGACCACTGAGGGTAATGTGGTGCATTATGGTTACATTGAAACCTTTATCGAAGAGTTGAGTTTGAAGTATAACATTCGCGAAATCGCTTTCGACCGATGGGGAGCAGTGCAAATGGTACAAAACCTAGAAGGTCTTGGTTTAACGGTAGTGCCTTTCGGTCAAGGATTTAAAGATATGTCTCCACCAACCAAAGAATTGATGAAGTTAACTCTGGAAGAGAAAATTGCTCACGGAGGTCACCCAGTACTTCGATGGATGATGGACAATATATTTATTAGAACTGACCCGGCTGGTAATATCAAACCAGATAAGGAAAAGAGTACAGAAAAAATAGATGGTGCAGTAGCAACAATCATGGCCCTTGATAGAGCTATCCGTAAGGGGAATGGAATTGGTTCTTCTGTTTATGATGAGAGAGGGATTCTTATTATATAACAATAATTACAATCTAATAAATAAATTACATTTTACTATTGACATAATGCCCTTCATCTTATACAATAATTACAAATCAATAAATAAGTTACAAATAATTATAAGAAAGGAAGATATTATGTTGAACAAATCAATTAGATTAACGAAAGAGGATGTGATAGGTCTAAATGAAATCATTGATCATGATCCAAGAATTGAAAAGGGACAAAGTGAAGCGTTATATTACTCTTTTAAAGATGCTGCTGCGAGTTTACCAGAATGGTCAGTAATAGCTAAAGCGAAATTCGAAAGTGACAAAGACATTAATATTAGTCCAGACGAATACTCCAATATTAGAACATTTAATATTGAACAAGAAGATTTTGATAAGGTTCGTGATAGTATTAATGTTCAGCTTAATATGTCTAGGCCACGAATTAGTTATATGACAAGGCTATGCATTCTTGCTGCAAGAATGAGAATAAGAAGCATGGGGACTATTGAGGATAAACCAATCCACATAGAAGTCGAAAAAGTTACAGTTGATGGTGTGTCGCTTATAAAAAAAATTGCAGAGTTATATGAAAGTACTTCCGAAGTTGCTCAACAGAAAATATTAGAAATCAAGCGGATAGTGGAGGGTTAACAAATGATGAATAAGAATGAAGTAGAAAACACGATAAAAGCGATGGTTAATCACTCAGATTGTATAGCTTGGCAGGATTTTGGCGACAGAGGGAATTCTTGCTGTGGACCTTTTAAGTTAGAGACTCAGGAGGAAGTTATAGAGGATGCTTTAGCATTGGCCAATGTAAAAATGGTCATGCCTAAGGGAACTACTATACATCTTGAACTAGCAAGATCTGTAGCAGACAGAATAGGGTGCAAGTATGTTACTTATGATTGGCTCATAAAAATTGTAGGACGAATAGTTGCAGTTAGTTCATATCAGGATTTTTGTAATGTGCTTAATCTATCGATTGCAGTACAAGATGGTATGAGACAACGAGGTCTCACAGAAATCCGCTGTATAGAAGAAGCGCTAGCTTAACAGGGGAGGAGATGATTTATTGGGAATCAATTTTATAGAAACATCCTCTATGCCTCTGCCAAGTAAAGATAATGGCGGAGAATATAAAGACAAAAAGTTAATTCATATATGTGAGATCTGTGAAAAACATGAAATACTAACACCAGAGGAAGGATATAAAGCAGGCTGGGATTATTCTCCATACATGTACCCTTTCAAGGTGATTTCACCAAGAACTTGTCCAAATTGCGGAATTGAGAACACGGTTTGGGCGGATATACCTCTTAGGCATAAATCCTTTAATGAATTAACCACAAAGCAAAAAGAAGTGGTAAAAAGGATTTATAAAGAACCGGAGAGTATTATAGTCTAAGAAGAATAGCATCTATCAGAAATGGTAGGTGCTTTTTCATATTTTTTTTTAGGGAGAGTGATGTCCATGGGAATCTTGCAAAACATTTTCAAATCTCGAGATGCACCAAAAAACTTAGGAGGAAACGGATTTAATCTCTTTTTCGGAAGTACTACTTCTGGCAAAAGGGTTAGTGAGCAAACTGCGATGCAATCAACAGCGGTGTATGCATGTGTAAGAATACTGGCTGAAGCTATAGCAGGACTTCCATTACATGTTTACAGATATCGTTCAGACGGAGGAAAAGAAAGAATCCCCTTTCACCCGTTATATCACCTTCTTCATGATGAACCAAACCCAGAGATGACTTCATTCGTGTTTCGAGAGACACTTATGAGTCATCTTTTACTTTGGGGTAATGCCTATGCGCAGGTTGTTCGAAACGGGAGAGGCCAGGCGATTGCATTATACCCTTTGCTACCAAGCAAGATGGAAGTCAGCCGGGCATCAAATGGAGAATTAGTATACAAATATTATCGTGATGTTGATGAAAGCAGTATCAATCCAAAAGGTGGCTATGTCACACTCCGTAAAGATGAAGTTCTACACATCCCTGGACTTGGTTTTGATGGTTTGGTTGGCTATAGTCCTATAGCAATGGCCAAGAACGCTATTGGAATGTCACTGGCCACAGAGGAATATGGTGCAGCATTCTTTGCTAATGGTGCTAATCCCGGTGGTGTATTAGAACACCCAGGTGTAATTAAAGATATACAACGAGTCAAAGATAGTTGGAACAGTGCCTACCAAGGAAGTGGAAACGCTCATAAGGTAGCTGTATTAGAAGAAGGTATGAAGTTTCAAGCCATCGGTATCCCGCCTGAACAAGCACAATTTCTTGAGACACGAAAATTTCAGATCAATGAAATAGCACGTATTTTTCGTGTACCACCACATATGGTTGGAGATCTTGAAAAATCCAGCTTCTCTAACATCGAGCAGCAGTCTCTAGAGTTTGTAAAATACACACTTGATCCATGGGTGGTTCGGTGGGAACAAAGCCTACAGCAAATATTGTTTTTACCATCTGAGAAATCAACACTGTTTATTAAGTTTAATGTAGATGGATTGCTTCGTGGTGATTACCAAAGCCGTATGAATGGCTATGCTACAGGACGACAAAATGGCTGGATGTCTGCAAATGACATCCGTGAACTGGAGGATATGAACCGCATTCCTGTTGAGGAAGGTGGAGATTTGTATCTTGTGAACGGCAATATGCTCCCGCTTAATCAAGCGGGAAATTTTTATGAAACGGAGGGAAATAGCCAATGAGAAAATTTTGGAATTGGGTGCGTGATGAAGCCACCGAGGCACGTACTCTTTATCTCAACGGAGAAATATCTGATGAGACTTGGTGGGGCGATGAAGTAACACCAAAGCTATTCAAGGATGAATTAATGGCTGGCTCTGGTAATGTCACGGTATGGATAAACTCACCTGGCGGTGACGTATTTGCCGCTGCACAGATTTATAACATGCTAATGGATTATGTAGGTAATGTTACCGTAAAGATTGATGGATTGGCAGCAAGCGCGGCATCGGTTATTGCTATGGCAGGTGGCGATGTATATATGTCCCCGGTATCCATGCTTATGATCCATAATCCTTCAACCATTGCCATCGGAGACAGCGAAGAGATGCTCCGTGCCAAAGCCTTGTTGGATGAGGTTAAGGAAAGCATCATCAATGCATATGAACTCAAATCCGGACTATCCCGAACTAAAATTTCGCACCTTATGGATGCGGAAACATGGATGAACGCAAACAAAGCCATTGAACTTGGCTTTGCTGATAAAATCATGTTCACGGAAGATGAAGATCGTAGTCCACTCGATACAGGGCAGGGACTTATATTTTCCCGTGCGGCTGTATGTAACTCGCTACTTGGGAAGATACCCAAAAAGCAAAAAATGAAAATAGGTACCCCAATAGAGTCGCTGGATAAGCGACTTTCTTTAATTTCTCACTAACCTAAAGGAGGAAACACAATGAGTAAAATTCTTGAATTGCGCGAGAAGCGCGCTAAGACATGGGATGCGACAAAAGCATTCCTAGATACGAAACGTGGCGGTGATGGATTGTTATCCGCTGAAGACACTGCAACCTATGAAAAGATGGAAGCAGACGTTGTGGCTCTTGGTAAGGAAATAGAGCGCTTAGAGCGTCAGGTCTCCATCGACTTGGAACTTTCCAAAGCTACTAGCAATCCCATTACAAATGCTCCATCCAAAGGAGCTGAAGAAAAGGCAGGTCGTGCGTCCGCCGAGTACAGGAAAGCGTTCTGGAATGCTATGCGTACTCGTTCAGGAGAAGGACTTGATGTAAACGTAAGAAATGCTCTGCAAATCGGTACAGACACCGAGGGGGGTTATCTCGTGCCTGACGAGTTTGAGAGAACCCTTGTAGCGGCATTGGAGGAAGAAAACATCTTCCGTACACTGGCTAATGTAATTACTACTGCTTCTGGCGATAGAAAAATCCCGGTGGTAGCATCTAGGGGGACAGCCTCATGGGTTGATGAGGAAGGTACAATTCCAGAAAGTGATGACAGCTTCGGTCAAGTTTCCATTGGGGCTTATAAGCTGGGTACGATGATCAAGGTTTCTGAGGAACTTCTAAACGATAGTGTATTTCAACTTGAGCCCTATATTTCAAGGGAATTTGCAAGACGTATCGGCAACAAGGAAGAGGAAGCATTCTTCACGGGCGATGGTTCTGGTAAACCGACTGGTATTTTGGCCACCACAGGAGGAGCACAACTAGGTGTAACTACCGCTGGTGCTACAGCTATCACTTTAGATGAAGTGCTTGACCTGTTCTATTCACTAAAAGCACCTTACCGTAATAAGTCTGTATTCATCATGAATGATTCAACAGTAAAGGCAATTCGTAAGCTGAAAGACGGTCAAGGTCAGTACCTATGGCAGCCATCTATACAGGCAGGAACTCCAGATACTATTCTTAACCGCCCGTTGCATACTTCATCCTACGTGCCTGCTATTGCATCTGGAGCTAAGACAGTTGCATTTGGCGATTTCAGCTATTACTGGGTTGCTGATCGTCAAGGTCGTGTATTTAAGAGACTTAATGAACTCTATGCTGTTACTGGTCAGGTAGGCTTTGTTGCTACTCAGCGTGTAGATGGAAAATTGATTCTGCCTGAAGCCATTAAAGTACTTCAGCAGAAAGCTTAACGGAGGTGCATTATGAGTTATAACACAAAGAACTACACCGAACAAGGCGGGGAAAAAACCGTCATCAGTGGAACGCTTGAAATCAAAGAGGGAGCCTCGGTAACGGGGCTTACCTCTACTGCTGCGCCAGCTTCTGAAACAGCTCTAGGAGGTGTGAAAGCCGTTGCTAAGGCGGAGACAGACACTGTACCCGTAAAAATTGGTGAAGATGGAATTCTCTATGTACCAACATATCCGGTCGTACCTGAAATACCAGTAGCTGCAAATCAGGCGGATAGCATCGCTACTGATGCCGCTGGTCTGGTGACGGATTTCAATGCCCTGCTCGCCAAACTGAAAGCAGCTGGGCTAATGACAGCAGACGGAGAATGATTGAAAGGAGACGGATGGCATGACAACAGATAATCTTCTCCCCAAAGTTAAAGCAAACTTAATCTTGGCGCATGATACTGACGACGACCTTCTACTGAATTATATAAGAGCTGCCGTCTCCTACGCGGAGAGTTACCAGCATGTCGTTGAGGGTTATTACACGGAAAATACTATGCCACCCACCACGGAACAAGCAGTAATCATGCTGTCGGGTCATTTCTATGAAAGCAGAGATGGTTCGACGGCAGGTTTCTTTGCCGATAGCGTGCAGGCAGGTCAGCAGGTTTGGAACACAGTAAACCTACTTCTTAGACTTGACCGGGATTGGAAGGTGTAAATTATGAGCTATGGAAAAATGAACACTTTCATCGATATCATTAGCACGGTACCAATAAAGGACGAGGAAGGTTTCGTCACAAAAAGTGATAATATACTCGCTAGTGTACGTGTCTATAAGGAAGATCGTCATGGCAGTGAGCGATGGACGAATATGGCTTCATTTTCTACTGCGTCTTCACTATTTCGGTTTCGGAAAAGCCCTGGACTTAAGGTGACTAATGAAATGATCATAGTCTGTGATGATGGCAGATACCAGATTTTAAGTGTAGAAGATGTAAGAAGCCGTGGGATGTATGTTGAGGTTTTAGCAGAAAGACTAAAACCAACTGTGAGGTGATGAATATGGCAAAAGTCAATATCAAGATGCCAGACGAATTTCTATTGAAAGTATCGCAGTTAGCTGATCAGACCGATGTAATTCTTCCTAAAGTTTTGGAAGTTGGTGGTGATGTAGTGATGGATAAAGTCAAAGACAATTTAAATAAAGTAATTGGAACAGATACAAAGTATTCATCAAGAAGCACGGGAGAGTTATTATCCTCACTGGGTCTCTCTGGGGCGAAGCAGGATAGGGACGGTAACTTCAATGTGAAAGTTGGTTTTGCTGAACCACGGTCTGATGGAGAGAGTAATGCTAAAATTGCTAGTATCATTGAATACGGCAAGCATGGTCAACCTGCAAAACCATTTTTGAAACCTGCAAGATCTGCATCTAGAAAGCAATGTATGAATGCAATGATATCTAAGCTGGAGGAGGAGATCAGTAAGATATGAATATTTTAGAAGAATTGAATATCCTCGTTACCGCTATACCACTCCCCGTGGAAACAGGAGTTTTTTCTGGTTTAGCACCGGATGAGTATGCCGTGATACTTCCACTTTCAGACATCTTTGAAGTCCATGCGGATAACCGCCCAGGATTTGATGTGAAGGAAGCAAGAATATCTTTGTTCTCCAAAAATAATTACTTAGAGAAGAAAAGGCAGCTCACACTGGCTTTATTAGATGCAGACTTCACGGTGACTGAACGTCGGTATATTGGGCATGAGGACGATACCGGATATCATCATTATGCCATTGATGTGGCAAAAAACTATGGATTGGAGGAGTAATATATGGCAACAATCGGTCTTGATAGATTGTACTATTCAAAAATCACGGAAGACGTAAATGGTGAGGAAACCTATGCAGTACCTTCCGTGCTTGCAAAAGCCATCACTGCCGAACTCTCAGTGGAGTTGGTAGAAGCGATTCTGTATGCAGATGATGGTGCCGCCGAGGTCGTGAAGGACTTTAACAGCGGTACACTCACGCTTGGTGTAGATGACATTGGCCCTACAGTAGCAGCGGATTTAACTGGTGCGACTACAGATGACAACGGGGTATTAATCTCTGCAAGCGAGAACGTTGGCACTCCTGTTGCAGTAGGATTTCGTGCTCAAAAGGCCAACGGAACATACCGGTATTTCTGGCTGTATCGTATAAAATTCGGTCTGCCAGCAACCAACTTGCAGACGAAGGCGGATTCTATCACATTCTCTACACCTACGATTGAGGGGACAGTAATGAGAAGAAACAAGTTGGACGGGATGGGAAAACATCCATGGAAGGCAGAGGTCACAGATGGCGATGCAGGTGTTTCTTCGGCAACTATCACAGGTTGGTTCACAGAAGTTTATGAACCAGTATATACACCTGAACCTTAGGAGGAGAGATCATGAATAATGAGAGAAGTGCGGCAATCAACATTGGTGGAAGAGAGCATGAACTTATTTTAACTACACGTGCAACAAAGGCAATTGCCAGTCGTTATGGTGGTCTTGAAAATCTTGGTGAGAAGCTGATGAAGTCTGAAAACTTCGAGATGGCACTGGATGAGATTATATGGTTAATAACATTACTAGCAAATCAGTCTATCTTAATTCAGAACCTTAGAAATAAAAATTCACCAGAAGAATTGCTAACCGAAGAAGAGGTAGAACTCCTAACCACTCCGTTTGATCTGGCTGCATATAAAAATGCAATCACAGAAGCTATGTTTAAAGGTACGAAACGAAATGTGGAAAGTGAAGAAGAAACACCAAAAAACGTGTAAGTCGGGTAACGGACACTGAAGTCTTTACCCGGCTTTTTTATTATGGAACAGTTCAGATGAGCATGGACGCAGAAGAGTTCTGGCTCATGCCAATTGGACTGTTTTTTGATTTATGGACCTGCCATAAGCAATGGCATGGCATCGAGAAACCAAGAAGAACTCGAACAATTGATGATATTATTCCACTGGGTATATAGGAGGAGGTGATGGCATGGCAGACAATTTTGGATTAAAGATAGGCGTCGAGGGAGAACGTGAATTTAAGAAAGCACTTTCTGAAATCAATCAAACATTTAAGGTGCTGGGCAGTGAAATGTCTCTAGTAACCAGTCAGTTTGATAAAAACGATAAATCCATACAGTCGGTCACCGCTCGTAATGCGGTTTTAAATAAAGAAATCGACACTCAGAAAGATAAGATATCTGCACTTAAGGCTGCCCTTGATAACGCCACCACCTCATTCGGTGATAATGATCGTCGTACCCAAAACTGGCAGATACAACTAAATAAGGCTCAGGCAGAACTAAATGGTATGGAGCGTGAACTAGGGCAGTCCACAATCGAAGCAGATAATTTTGGTAAAGGATTAGACGACTCCGGTAAACGTGCAGAAGACGCTGGTGGCAAGTTTGATAAGCTCGGTGGCATATTGAGTGGTATCGGTGTAGCAATGGGTGCGGTTGCTGTTGCGGCTGGAGCAGCTGCCATTAAGCTAGGTAAGGAAGTAGTCACACAATTTGGTGAGCTAGAGCAAAATCTGGGTGGCTCAGAGGCGGTTTTCGGTAAACACGCTGCGTCGATTCAGAAAAGTGGTGAGGAAGCCTATAAAAACCTCGGTGTCTCCCAAAGTGATTATCTTGCGACCGCCAACAAAATGGGTGCATTATTCCAAGGTTCTGGTATCGAACAACAAAAAAGCCTTGAGCTCACTGAAAAAGCAATGCAACGTGCTGCAGACATGGCATCCGTTATGGGTATCGATATGTCCTCTGCTATGGAAGCCGTCACTGGTGCAGCAAAAGGCAACTTTACCATGATGGATAATTTAGGTGTATCAATGAACGCTACTAACATTGAAGCATACGCTCTCTCAAAAGGGCTCGATTTCACATGGAAAACAGCAACGCAAGCGGAAAAAGCAGAAGTTGCTATGCAGATGTTTTTTGAGAACACCGAGCAATATGCTGGTAACTTTGCGAAAGAGTCAACTCAGACAATTTCCGGTTCTATTGGATTGTTACAAGCTGCACTTGGTTCTTTTACAGCAGGACTCGGCAATGCCGATGCCGACATGACAAACCTCACGGAGAATCTTGTAGATGCATTCGAATCGGTTGTTGCAAACATCGTACCGGTTTTAGAGAATATCGTAACAGCCTTACCAGCAGCAACAGGGGCAATTCTAGAAGCGATTGCAGATTTGCTTCCTTCGCTTCTTGAAACCGTCACAAGTATATTCACCCAGGTACTGGAAACAATTTTGAGCCTCTTACCTGAACTTATACCGGCGGCGGTTAGTGCTCTCATCACGATAGTTGGAGCGTTGATTGAAAATCTTCCGCTACTCATAAATGCAGCAATCGTATTGGTAACTGCACTTGTGGAGGGTATTAGCTTAGCTTTACCACAGCTGATACCTGCAGCAGTTTCTGCCATCATACAGATTGTTCAAGCACTGATTGAGAATTTACCCCTGATCCTAGATGCGGCTTTGCAATTGATTTTGGGGTTAGCACAAGGCTTAGTGGAAGCTATACCACAGCTTATTTTAGCAATGCCGGCCATTATCTCAGCATTAGTGGATTTCTTGATTGAAGCAATTCCACAGATTATTGATGCAGGTATTCAGCTGCTAACTTCATTAGTAACAGCTCTACCTACTATCATTGATGCAATTCTAGAAGCTATTCCAGAAATCATTGATAATATTATTGATGCAGTGATTGAGTCCATTCCAATGATTATCGATGCGGGCATCCGACTTTTAGTATCATTAATCCAAGCTTTACCAGAGATTATTACGACCGTTGTAGCCGCAATACCCGAGATTGTAACCTCATTGGTAAGTGCTATTGTTGATAATATAGATCTGATTATTCTAGCAGGCGTTCAGTTGTTTGTTGCTCTCATTGAAAATCTGCCAGATATAATTGTGGAAGTAGTAAAGGCAGTACCGCAGATTATTGAAGGATTGGTTAGCGCATTTTCTGATTATATAAGCGATATGTCTGATATTGGTGATGACCTAATTAAAGGTCTGTGGCAAGGCATTTCAGATGCTGGAGCATGGCTATGGGAGAAAATCTCTGGATTTTTTGGAGATGTAGTTTCTAATATAAAAGACTTTTTCGGTATTGCATCTCCATCAAAACTATTTGCAGGCTTTGGACGCAATATGGGCGAGGGTATTGGTGTTGGATTTGAAGATGCAATGGAAACTGTATCAAGGGATATGCAAAATGTGATACCTACTAGCTTTGATATGAATTACAGAAATATGGTGGGACAGGGTGATGTAAGTACCGCTGGAGCGAGCATCACACAAAACATATCTGTGGTGACTCCTAAGGCACTGTCTGAAAAGGAACTGTCTAGGGAATTCAAAAACCTATCACGTAAATTGTCACTTGAATTATAAGGGAGGGTGGCTATGGAACTTACCTATATCAACACAAGCGGTGAAAGCATCACGCTGAAACAAAGCCGCCCATTTTTCATTACCAAAATCGACGGTACAGGCAATATACGTCAGACCGTTAACACCTTCAAGGCACCGGAACAGGACGGTGCTTTTTATGTGTCATCCACGATGGATATGCGAAACATTACGTTAGAGGGAACGATTATAGCCAATTCACCAGACGAAGCATATGAGCTACGTAAAAGTTTCCTAAGATTATTCAGCCCTAAGAAGTCAGGAGTAATAAGATACCGTGAGAGACAAATTTCTTGCGTTGTTGAAGAGGCGGTATTATTAGTCTCTTCAAGAGAGAGGATACCAAATTTCTTTTTAAGTCTACTTTGCCCCAAACCATTCTTTGAAACCCTGGATGATGTATGGCATGACCTCGCTTCATGGGAACCTTTGTTGGAATTTCAATTAGAGATACCGGAGGAAGGTATCGAGTTTGGGGTAAGACAGCCAAGTCAGATTATAGCTGTGGATAATTTCGGAGATGTACCTTGTGGTTGTGAAATTATATTCAGGGCATTAGGCCCTGTTACTAATCCGGAGCTTTTGCTTATGGATACTGGTGAATATGTAAGAATTCTTACAACAATGAACCATGGAGATGAATTTCATATATACACACATTTCGCTGAAAAAAGGGTAATAAGCATCATAAGTAATATAGAAAGCAATGCTTTTTACTTACTAGATACCGCTTCTGATTTCTTTCAGTTAGAACCCGGCATGAATAATCTCCGCTATGATGCATCAAACAATTTGGAATTATTGGACGTGAGTTTACATTACCGTCCGCAGTTTTTGGGGGTATAGCATATGGAGTTATATGTATTTAATCAAAACCGTGCTTTAATCGGAATCGTAGAGTCTTTTGAATACCTGCGATGGACTAGGCGTTACTCCCAGTGTGGGTCATTTGAATTAAAGGCCAATGCTTCCGCTGAAAATGCTGCATTACTTCAGGTTGGTAATTATATCTGGAAGAACGATGATGAAGAAGCAGGATTAATCGAGTTCCAGCAACTGTCTCAAACAGACAGTGAGATCATTACTGTCAGTGGTAGGTTTGCAACAGTACTCTTAGGACGGAGAATCGTCTGGAATACAGAGAAACTTAGCGCAGATCTATCTGCTTGCATAGGGCAATTAATAAACAATAATGTTATTTCACCAGCTGATCCAGATCGGCAAATTACGAATATTAGTTTTTCATCGCCATATCTTAACATCCCAGTGAAACAACAGATATCTTATAACAATCTTTTAGATGAAATACAGGAACTCTGCACAGTAGCATCCGTTGGTATCAAAACTGTATTTTCACCGGAGACGGGTCATTTAACAGTAACATTGTATATCGGAACATCATCTCAGGCTGTGTTTTCTAAGGAATATGACAACTTATTAGATCAGACATTTTCAAAAAACACAGCTACTTTTGCCAACACAGCTAAGATTGGAGGAGAGGGAGAAGGTGAGGAAGGCCGTATTTTTGAATATATCACAAATGGTAGTGGAGAGGAACGTAGAGAAGTATTTGTAGATGCAAAAGATCTTCGTGTTACCGATTTTCCAACGGACTATGAGGAGGCATTAACCTTTCGTGGGCTAACAAGACTTTCCGAACTTTCTATGTCTCATTCCTTTGATGTAATTGTCAATAATCGTAGTAACCTAACCTATAAGACGGATTATGACCTCGGTCAAATTGTGCAAGTTATTTCAAAAAAGTGGGGAGTTACCATGACAGCCCGTATCGAAGAAGTGGAAGAAAGCTATGATGCAGAGGGTCAGAGTATAAATGTCACCTTTGGGAAGTCAGAGCTTACGATTGCACAAAAAGTGAAATCTGATTTCAACCAGGTTCGTACGGCTCTTGGTGCTCCAACGGGAATTACAGAAATGCTGGGTGAATCAAACAGCTGGTCAGATATGCAAAACTTTGCTGGAGGAGTCATGATTAGCTCTTCCAAGATGGCGGTAAATACCTCCACCGCTGGAGGAAATGACCCGACGCTAGCAAAGTATTTTCATGTTGCAAGGGTAGTCATAAATGGTTCTTACAATCGTATTGCTTTTCGGTTTGATTACTTTGGTACGGGAACAACACCAAAAATGGGTACCATAGAAGGCTATGTTTACTCTACATCATCCTATACAACTATATCCATTCAGTCCTTTGTTCAGGCATATGTCAGGGACAAAAGTCCATTTTCTGCTACGGATATCAAAGTGGTAAAGTCTACAAGTTCTAACAAAATGATATGGGATATCTATGTTTGGTTATCAGACTATGGAACAGCATACGTTAATGGGCTGTATGCGCTGATCGAGTCGGGTAACTTGATCGCGGACCCAGATAACGGAGCGTTGCTCCTTGTAGCAAACCTTCCTGCCATAGGTAATACCTTCTCTTATAATAACCAGACATTTATGATAACAGCGGTTGATAATGGTGTGGTAAAGACAAACAGCTATTATGAAGACGGTTCCTTTTATAAGCTCCAAGTGCCGAATCGTGATGTTAATCTTTCATCAACGGATAACCCGATACAGATTGGTGCCACTACCGGGGTCAACATGGTATTCGATGGGGATGAAATACAATCCAGAAATAATGGAGCTGCTTCACCGATGTTTCTTAACCGGGATGGAGGGGCAGTTTGCGTAAACGGTGATGCTACAACGGGAATTCTTTATGGTGGAGATACGGGATGGATCTTTGTTCAGGATACAGAATTTCTGAATGGATTTACTGTATATACAGGAGGAACAGGACAACGGCCTAGATACCGAAGAATTGGACGTTTAGTACATTTGTTTGGTGCGTGTTCTCCTCCTGCTGGTGCGATCATAAACTCAGCTTCAGCGACAAGTATGTTTACATTGCCAGTAGGGTTTCGACCAATTTATGATTTTCGTACCTTGTGCCAAGGTTCAAGTTCAAGTAAGTGGTTGTTTGTGGTAGGAGATAACGGGCAATGTACTGCGGCACGTTATGGCACAAACACTTATGCAGCAAGCATAACGGGAGACGAATGGCTTCCCTTCAGCGTATGTTTTTTGGCTGAGCCTAGTTAATAAAAAAGGAGGATGTTGCTATGGAAAAGAGCGGATTTTTTAACTCTTCCACCGGTGATAGGATTTACGATGCCACTGACTTTGCCACATATTTTGGTAGCCTAGTTTCGAATGGCATATTTTATAAGGATACTGCAAATCTGCAGGTGACTCCTGGTTCCGGAATGTCAGTTAATATAGCGGTTGGAAGTGGTTGGATAAATGGGTATCACTATGAGAATACCGCAGTATTGAGCAAGACATTAGAAACTGCAAATGGTTCCTTCCCTAGAATTGATCGGATCGTAATAAGGTGGAGCCTTCTTGATAGAAATATTGTTATAGCGGTTCTGACCGGTACGGCAACTGCATCTCCAAGTGCTCCGGCACTAACACGAAACTCGGATGTCTATGAATTGTGTCTTGCAGAGGTATTGGTTCCACAGGCTGCTACTTCTATAACTACAGGAAATATTACGGACACAAGGCTGAATTCAACTCTTTGCGGAACCGTAAACTCGCTGGTAACAGCGGTATATGAGTGAGGTGATCAGATATGGCGACGTATCAAGCAACAAATGCCTGTACCTGGAGAGATGGAGAATATATTCCTTCCACTACGGATAATATTCGACAAGGAGTTTACGAACCATTTGGAGAATGCGTAGGTGTAATGATCTTCAATCTTACGGCAATTAGAAATCAATATGAAGATTATTATCCAACCAGTGCCACTCTTGAACTCACACGTGTTGCGGGTGGTGCTTGGGGCAGTGATCGAACAATGACACTGTATGCGGGTAACCAGACAGGCATTCCTTCGGTTAGCTCATCTACGGATGTAACTGCATCCCGTCCTAGCAAAGTAACTTCCGGCTATAACTATACGGTATCAGCGGGAGTGGGGGATAAAACCTTTAATATAGCAACCGCCTTAATAAATTCCATAGGAAGTGGTGCGAGCAACTGTCTTTTTATGGATGGGGGTTCTAGCACAACCAATTATATATCCTTTACCGGAAGAAATGATCTGACGAAAGTTGTTCTTAATGTTACTTGGGTCAGTCGTACAACAGATGCCGGTGCGCCCACTTCTTGCTCGCTTAACCAAACACTTGCAGAGAGTAATGTAACCCTATCATGGAGTGGTGCAAAAGCAGGTACGAATAATGCCATTTCATCCTATGAAATTCAATATAGTGATTCCACAAACAATAGCACCTGGGGGAGTTGGACAGCGCTTTCAGTTGTATCATCTACTGCAACCAGTGGAAGTTTATCGGTTGCCCCTCCAACTACCAGAGGAAATTTCCGAAGGTTTCGTATCCGTACACGTGGTACAGCAGGTAGTGAATATTATTCGGATTGGAAGGTTTCATCAAATACCGTAAGAAAGAATACACTGCCTTCTGCTCCTACAACAGCATTAGCTTCGCCGGAAATTCATAGCAACGAAACTATAACGCTAAATTGGTCTGGAGCAGCAGGAGGAACAAGTGCAATTAAAGGCTACCAGATATCAAGCCGAACATCTACGGATAACAGTACCTGGAGTGAATGGGATGAACTTATAACACTTAATCTTAATGCAAGTAGTGGTAGCTATAATCCGACTGTATCAAATGTTTCAGGAACCTATACGCAGTTTAGTATTAGGACCATAGATGTTCTTGGAGCTATTTCATCAGAGAAAATTAGCAATAGTATTTTCTGCAATATTACAGCTTGTGGTGAACCGACTATATTTTTGCTAAGCACTACAGTAGCAGAAGGAAGTCTTACTCTTTCTTGGAGTGAAGCAAGTGCGGGAGCTGGTAATGCAATCATAGGTTATGAGATAGAATACAACGATTCTAGTGATGATAGCATTTGGGGTGCATGGATGGCATTAAAAACAATTACGTCTTCTGGTACAAGTGGATCCACAAGTGCGTCTCCTCCATCAATACGTGGATATTATCGCAGATTCAGGATTCGTACTCTGGGAACAGCAGGCAGTAGCTATTATTCTAATTGGAAGGACACTGCGAACAGTGTTCGCAAAAATACGCTACCAACACCACCTTCAATTTTGACGGTTTCACCAACCTTATATGAGACTCCAACTGTAACAATATCTTGGAGTGGAACGCTTCCTGGTACCAGTCCAATCAAACATTATGTAATTCAACGTAGTACATCATATATGGGTAATCCACCGTGGTCATCCTACGAAACATTAGCAACGATTGTATCTAGTGAGACATCTGGTAATTACGTGGCGGAAGCATCCAATAATCCTGGAACTTCAACAAGATATCGTATCGGCGTTACAGATACATTAGATGCAGTTTCCGCATATGTGAATAGTAATATAGTCAGGAAAAACAGCCCTCCCACAGCACCACAAATTGGATGTCCAATGTCCGGTAGAACCACATACAATACCACACCGCACTTTTTTATTACAACAGGTATAGAACCAGATGGTCAGACACAGATTGTTGAGGTGAGGCTTAATTCGGGAGTGTGGTACAACAGTGTTGATAATCCTGAGATGTTCTCTATAAGTGGATATCTTGGAGATAACACTAAAACCGTATTTCAATCATCAGAATTATCATATGGAAGCCATACAGTGACCATCCGGTGTTTGGATAGTGATTTAATGACATCAAGTGTTGAGATTGGAAAAACATTTAATATTCAGTCTTCACCTTTTGAGACAATTACTGCAAATGTAACCTCTGTTAAGGCTATGCATATTCAAATACTTCGTACGGCAGTTAATACCATTCGTGAATTCCACTGTATAACTCCGATTGTATGGGGTGAGGAAATTATTTCTGGAAAGACCACAGTAGAAGTGTGGCCACAACACATAGCAGAGCTACGTGCTGCGCTTGAACCAGTTATCACTAAAATAAATGGATTTGATGCTACATCTGCGTTTGACATACCATCAGTAGAATGGATACCTTTTGTTGTTGGTAGGCCAAAGGCAGATGTAATGACTCAATTGCAAGAGTTGATACTGATACTATAAGTAAATATGATTTAGCGCTCTTATAATCAGGGGCGCTTTTTGTATGCAAAAATAAGATTGGAGGATTAGAGAATGAAAGAGATATGGAACAAGATACAGGCTGTTTTGACAGTCGCAGGAGGTTTTATTGGTTGGTTCCTCGGTGGTTTTGATGGCTTTCTCTATGCACTCATCACCTTTGTTGCAATTGATTATATAACGGGTGTGTTATGCGCAATTATTAATAAAAACTTGTGCAGTAAAGTTGGAGCGAGAGGCATCTTTAAAAAGGTTCTTATTTTTGTATTGGTAGGAGTGGGTCATGTTTTAGATGCAAATGTTTTAGGAGTTGTAGGCAACACAGATGCAAATGTTCTACGTACAGCAGTGATTTTCTTTTACCTAAGTAATGAAGGAATATCTATCCTCGAAAATGCAGCTCACATTGGATTACCTGTCCCGGAAAAACTCAGGGATGTTTTAAAACAACTGCATAATCGAGATAAGGATGGGTCGCAGGAGGGTAAATAATGATTGATTTAACGAAAGTGGCAACGGTGTTCATTGGTCGACGCGGTGAGCACCACTATCGAAATATTGATTTTGATGTATCTAGCTTATTAGAGGACGGATATCCTGGTGCCTCTTTAAATGCGATATACAAAAGACCGGATGGAATTGCATATCCGGTGGTTACAACTTACCTTGATGGGGTTCTAACATGGTCACCAAGTGCAACTGATACGGTACAAGTCGGTGTAGGACGGTTGGAAATAAGAGTCACATACGGTGATGTGGTAGGAAAAAGTGTGCGAATTTTGACCATAGTAGAGGATGCACTTGAAGATGGGATTGTCGATCCACCGGAACCTCCTGCACAAGAATGGCTGAATCAAGTGCTATCGGTATTAAGCGAATTAGATGTTGAAGAAATAAATAGTCTACTTAATCTTATCTATAACTTGCTAAATAACGATTATGATTTACTGAACACCACACACGGTCTAATCGAGGCTATGCGTGACACACTGTACACGAGGACAGGAATTCTTCTCAATCATTTACATCCGATAGAAACTGCTACAGCACCGGATTTAATTAGCCGAAGAGCATCCATAACATTTACCAATATAGCAAATGGCAATAACGTAGTAATCGGTACGGTGACATATGCTTTTGTCACAACCTTAGGGAGTCCGCTTGCTAATAATGTGCAAGTGCGGATCCAAGATACACTTCGTAATACTGTAAAGAAATTTGCAGAAGCCATAAGAGGAATTCAAGATGGTACCAATATTGCTTATGGCACGGGAACAAATCCTAACCCAATATGTACAGCCTATTGGACGAGTCAAAGGTTTTCTATCGGTGTAACTACAGTAACACCAGGTGAGAGCCTATTCATACTAGAAAGATCAGAGAATGCGAATACCGCAATAACTCTCACATCCAATGCTACAGCTACTATAAATCCATTTAGTAGAATAAGCTACCTGAGATATATCTTGTCAGGCAATGTTTCTGGATCAGGCGGTGCTAACAGCGTTCGTGGACCTTTGCACACAGTATTACCCATAGGTAGCGTAGTCATTGGCGGTCAGGGCGGATTGCTTTATCCCGCTACTTATGATTGTCATCTGGTAACCCTTTGCCGACAATCAGATACAAGTGAGAAAGAACTGGACTTATATATTTCTAATGACGAGGTGACTTTTACAAGACTCTCTCGAAGTACGCCTATCGGATCGAATACTGCTACCGAATCACTACACAGTCACATTGAAATGCGGCAAGCCAGAGTACCTGCTGGATATGGACTATATGTTTGTATAGGAAGTGATGGAACATCGGCAAATGATTATTGTGATCTTAAGTTTACTTACCATCTATATCCCATAGCTCTTACAAACAACTGATTAATGAGGTGATAATATTGAATTTGCATAAATTAATACTTAAGAAAAATGCCTGTTACAAAGCGGGCAAGACCATAACACCAAAAGGAATTATGGTACATTCGACTGGTGCCAGTAATCCTTGGCTGAAACGTTATGTTGGCCCGGATGATGGAATGCTAGGCAAGAGCCAATACAATAACCACTGGAACCAAGATAAGCCAGGTGGAAAGCAGGTATGTGTTCATGCCTTTATTGGCAAGCTGGCAGATGGCTCGATAGCTACCTACCAAACATTGCCTTGGAACCACCGTGGGTGGCATTGTAGCAGTGGATGGAAAGGATCAGGCAATGACACACATATCAGTTTTGAAATTTGTGAGGATAACTTAACCGATAGTTCATACTTTAGTAAGGTGTTTAATGAAGCTGTTGAACTTTGCGTGTATCTTTGCAAGTTGTATGGTCTTAATGAAAACAATATCATCTGCCACAGTGAAGGATATAAACTTGGTATAGCTAGTAACCATGCGGATGTAATGCACTGGTTTCCAAGGCATGGTGAGACCATGGACACCTTTAGAAGTGCAGTGAAAGAAAGACTGCAGGCAGAAGAAGAGGAAGAAGATAAGAAATATTATCGGGTACAGCTCGGTACATTTATATCCAAATCTAATGCTGAAGATATGCTAGATAAAGTCAAAGCGGCAGGATTTATCGATGCTTTTATAAAAAGAGAATAAGTACTGTTAAAGCCGCTGGGTGATTGATTTCACTTAGCGGCTTTTTTTGTGATTATCAAATTATCATATAAAACGGAATCTGTCCACCAGTAAGCTCAGATTCTTGATATAAAATATCATTTCCATAAACTATACGTTTATCTGCCTGAAATCCTTTATCTAAAAAAGTTTTATACACCGCTGTATTACAAGCATGTCCTGAAATATATTTAATTTTATGCTGTTTGCATAATACAATAAGTGCTTTTATAACTTCTGCAGCAATACCATTTCTTAATAATTTGGATTTATTTCTAGCAAAAACCATATCATTAATAAATAATTCATCTTTTCTTATTTTAGATATATGTAATCGTATTACATGATCAGAATAACCTAATTTGTCATGTATCAAAAATTGAGGTAAATTTATACTCAATATATTTCTCAGTTCTGGATTTTGTAATTGATAGAAATATTCACCCAATTCTTTATTATGTGGATTTTCATTATATAATCTGATAAATAACGGTAAATTATAATCCTCAGCATTTAGAGATAATATTTCATCATTTTCTATAACTATTAAATTGGGATTTTTATTCAATAATCTAGTTATTTTATCAACTGGAAACAGGTTCATTATATCCTCGTTCTTAATATCCCAATCCTCAGTATATTTATATTTGATTTTACTCACCCCTTGTATTTTAATACTATAATTATAATTTAATTCATCTCAACTATCAATATTCTATTGTCAAATTTATTATCTATAGAGGCAAGTCTTATTTAATCCAAATATCATATACACAAAGTACTTCCTATTATTCTCTTTTTTGTATTGCTGTACTAGATTTATTTCTTTTAATAAATGTCCGTCCAAATCAATATTTTCTGTCCTTAGGAAGTTAGAGGGGTTAGATTGATATGTTCCCTCGGAAAGAGGTCGAGAAAATGCAAGTAACTAAATTAGAAGCTGCTGAATCGATAAAATTTGAAGTGGCAAAGCCTACAGAGGATTCACTAAAAAATGAGTACGAATATTTAGTTGCAGAAAATCTTACAAAGAAACTTTTAGAAAAGGGCTTTATCAACCAAAGTGAATTTGACAAGATTATGGCCAAAAACCGTGAAACTTTCTCTCCATTTTTAGCGGAGATAATGGCCTAAAAGACTTGATAAATAAGGCCTTTAGAGTGATTAATAGTACTGTGAAAAGGAGGTTGAGACAATGAAACGGATAACAAAGATTGAAGCAAATGAGAAGTTACAGATGACAACTAAAAAACTTCGTGTTGCTGCTTATGCTCGTGTTTCAACAGATAGCCGTGAACAGCTCGCCAGCTTAGAAGCCCAAAAAAGTCACTATGAAGTCTATATTAAAAACAACCCAGACTGGGAGTATGTTGGCCTTTATTATGATGAGGGTTTATCCGGTACAAACATGGCAAAACGAGATGGTCTTCTCAGGATGATTTCTGATTGTGAAAAAGGCTTGATTGATTATATCATAATTAAATCCATTAGCCGCTTTGCTAGAAATACTACAGAGTGTCTTGAAGCAGTCAGAAAGCTTATAAAGCTTAAGGTTTTTATTTATTTCGAGAAGGAAAACATCAACACCGGTGAAATGGAAAGCGAGTTACTACTTACCATTTTCAGTAGCCTTGCTGAAAGTGAATCGGTTTCTATTTCTGAGAATGAGACATGGGCTATTCAGAAAAGGTTCCAAAACGGTACCTTTAAAATTGGATATCCGCCATATGGCTATAAGAATGTGAATGGTAAGATGGTTATCGATGAAGCAGAAGCAGAGATTGTAAGATTGGTTTTTACGGAGTGCCTTTCGGGAAAAGGCTGCTATACAATAGCAAAAGCTCTAAGAGAGAAAAAGGTACCTACAAAAAAAGGTGGTAAATGGAGCTCTAGCGGAGTTAAAGAAATCCTGAAAAATGAGAAGTACAAAGGAGATGTGCTCTTACAGAAAACATTCACGGATTCGCAGTTTAACAGGCGTTCCAATCACGGCGAAAAGCCACAGTATTACGTCAAAGATCATCATGAGGCAATTATTAGCGATGAGGATTATGAAGCAGCACAGTTAATTATTGATCAGCGATCAAAAGAAAAGAATGTTGTAACGGAAGATGAGAAGTATCTAAGCCGCTACCCGTTCTCAGGAAAAATAATATGTGCTGAATGCGGCGCCACGTGGAAAAGAAGAACACATACATCTAGCAAGGATAAATACTTTACTTACACCTGCAAAACTCATCTGAAGGACAAGAGTAAATGCGGTCAGCTCTTTATCAGGGAAACAGATTTCGAGGTTGCCTTTACTAATATGATGAACAAGCTGATTTTTAGTAAAAAGGTTCTTTTACAACCCTTGCTCAATAGCCTGAAAAGTATTAATCAGGTAAGTGCACTTACTCGAATTAACAAGCTTGAGACAGCCTTGGAACAGAACTTTGATCGAAGGCAGGTTCTTACAAATCTTATTTCAAAGCAATACATTGAGCCCGCACTTTATGCCAAACAGAATAGCGAGCTTTTAGCTGAAGCTGAGGAGTTGAGAAATGAAAAGGAAACCTTATACCGCTCGGTAAATGGAGAGCTTGAGAATGCAGAAGCTGTGAACAAGTTACTAAAGCATATAAACGATAGTACAGGATTTGCAAAATTTGACGCAGAAGCATTTGAGGCACATGTTGACCACATTATAGTTTATAACAGAAGTGAAATTGGCTTCATGCTAAAGTGTGGATTAAATCTTAAGGAAAGGTTGTGAGAGGATGAGCCATATTCCATATGGATATAGAATTGAAAACGGTAAAGCCGTCATTGATGAAGAAAAAGCAGATCAAGTAAGGAAACTCTACAAAGGATATCTTTCTGGTCTTGCCTACATGCCTGCCGCAGAAGCAGCTGGACTTAAGCTTTACCACAAAGGTGCAAAGAATATGATGCAAAACAAGCATTATCTTGGAAACGATTATTACGTGGCGATAATAGATAAAAAGACATTTGATGCCGCAGAAGCCGAGCGTGTGAAACGACAGGCTAAGCTTGGAAGAGTTTTTAATGAGAAGCCAGGTAAAGTGAACAAGATTGTTACAGGCTTTATGATGCCAAAGGTTCAATTCAAATATGAGGACCCTATTAAACAAGCAGAATACGTCTACAGTTTAATAGTTAGCGAGGTGAATGCATGATATCCTTAGCAAGAAATGTTACGGTTATTCCAGCAAAGAAAATAATCGGTACTCAGAAAGCAACCGGTAAAGTTCAGAAAACACGAGTAGCTGCCTATTGCCGAGTTTCCACAGATAGTGATGAACAGGAAAGCAGCTACGATACACAGATTGAGCATTATACTACCTATATTAATAGTCACCCGGAATGGGCGTTAGCTGGAATCTACGCCGATGACGGTATCTCCGGAATGAATACGAAGAAGCGTGATGAATTTCAGCGCATGATTAATGATTGCAACGACGGTAAGATAGATATGATTATTACCAAGTCCATCAGCCGATTTGCTAGAAATACAGTTGATTGCCTGAATTACACCAGGGCCCTTAAGAATAAGAATATCGGTGTTTATTTCGAGAAAGAAAACATCAATACACTTGATGCCAAAGGTGAGGTTCTTATGACAATTATGGCTTCTCTTGCACAGCAAGAAAGCGAGTCATTATCAGCTAACGTTCGTCTAGGCTTGCAGTTCCGATACCAGCAAGGAAAGGTTCAGGTCAATCATAATTGGTTCTTGGGATATACCAAAGACGAAGACGGTCACCTCATCATTGATCCGGTGCAAGCCGAAGTAGTAAAGCGCATCTATAGAGAATACCTTGAAGGCAAGAGCTTCTTACAGATAAAAAGGTCACTTGAGGCCGAGAAAATTCGAAACGGTGCAGGGAATAAAAAGTGGCATGAAAGCAATATAAAGCAGATACTTAAGAACGAGAAGTACATCGGGGACGCATTGCTTCAGAAGACTTATACGGTGGATATACTAGATAAGAAGCGAGAAGCCAATAAGGGTCAGGTTCCTAAATATTATGTAGAGGACAGTCATGAAGCTATTATTCCAAAGGATATCTTCTTAAAGGTACAGGAGGAAATTGCTAGAAGGGCAAATCTTACTAACGGGACAACAAAACGTAAACGTATCTATAGCGGGCAATACGCCTTATCCGGGATGGTATTCTGCGCACATTGCGGCGATATCTTCCGCAGGATTAAATGGAACAATCGAGGGTGTAAGTCCACTGTTTGGCGCTGCGTCAGTAGGGTTGAAAAAGACGGTCCTGATTGCTCGGCAAGAACTGTTCATGAAGAACTGCTCCATGAGGTAGTTATCAAGGCCATAAACGAAGCCTTTCGCGAAAAGGAGACACTCCTTCCACTTTTACGAAAAAATATCGAGAGTAGCTTAGAGGAGATTAACATTAGTCAGATTGAGGTAATTGATGATCAGATGAAATTAATGCAGCTGGAGTTATTGGCAACGGTCAATTCAAAGAATACCGGTGATGAGCTTGGTATTGAGATTAGAAGGTTGCGTGATGAGAAGCAGGCCCTTCAAAATGAGAAGGCATTACGACAGGATCTGAAAACTCGAATTGATGAGATGATGCGTTTCCTTAATGACCTGCCTTGCGAGCTTACTGAATATGAAGAAGAATATGTGAGGACTCTCTTGGAAAAGATTACGGTTTACGATGATCACATCATTATTGAATTCAAATCAGGCATCGAAATACAAATAGACGAATAATAAGCAATACAAAATCACCCGCAGCTCTGTGTCTGAGTTGCGGGTAAATTATTACATGATATTATCTATTCGCCAACCATGCCATCACCATCTGCATCAGTCATGTATTGGTATAACCAGTCATCCCTTGTAATAGGCATTTTAAAGCCAGCACTTTTTGCCTCTTTTATAGATATTTGTCCATTTCCATTTAGGTCAATACTGCTTATATCATGCTCTTCGTTATTCTGAGAAGTGGTGGTTTCACCTTCTGTTATGCCCGACGTCTCATTGTATTCGTCAGGGTTTATGTTCTCAAACTCATCAACAATAACATTTCCCATTAATGTATAGGTATATTTGTATTTGCTAGGTATCTGAGTTTCTGTGTTTGGGTATGTGATAATTGCTTCAAAGTCGGAACATCCACCAGCGTCACGGATTACTTTTTCCATATAAGCTTGGTCACCATGCCTGTTAAGGGTACTGTCTTGGGGTGTGATATTGTATGCATTTGAAACTCCTCCTAAACTATCAGCAATGATATGACCTTCATCCAAATCATCTGATTCTACACCAGATACTTTTGCCTCATCATCGTAATATCTTCCGTCAGAGGTAACTGGCTCATTATAATCGTCTTGTAAGATTATTTCGTCAGCAATAACCCTAACTAACTGTCCATATTCATTTGTAAACGCCCAATATTGTCTATCGCCAAAGCCGATATCTACAGCTACATTTGATTCGCGATAACCAGATAGATCACCACCATCAACTTCAATGATTTTATATCCTTCGAAAGAAACAGTTTGCTGAGTTTGTGATGCATCGGTAGCTTCCTGGTTATCCTCTGTTTTGTTAATAGTATCTGCTTCCGTTGTTTCGGGTTCTTCAGTTGCTGTTTCTATCGATTCGGGTTGTTTGGTTGGTTCTTCATTTTGCTGTTCAGTTTCAATAGGTAAGCCTTTTTCAATAGACTGTTCTTTATCATCACATGCCGTAATTGACAAGGACAGCATTAGTATTATTATTAATGTTAAAAGATTTTTCTTCATATAATTCCTCATTTATCTTTTTTACGTTTATCTTTTTTATTATAGTTTACATCGAAAGACTGTACAATTGCAATGTGATTTCTGTTATAATATACATAAAATTGTAAATTAGAATGTTACAATGGTATCATACTGCGAATGGGGTGAAATAAATGACTATACCTAATATGACTTACGATATTCGTACAACAGAATATGCTCAACAGACATTGACCAATCTCACAGGGGTACCTATCCCAGTGTGGAAACAATATCTTGGCCACGAGCATGAATATAAGTATACAGACTATCTTGTAGCAGACGTAATCAAATCTCATGGATATCTCCCCCGCAGTTATAAAGATTTTGAATTTGTCTACTTTCATGTGACGACTAGTGCTAATAGATGTGCATCTTTTTTGAAACTTGGAATACTCGATTTAAGACAATCGTATTTATGTCATGACTCCGAACTGCGAGCCTTTTTAGAAAAACACGATATCCATTTCAATTTAGATAAGGGAATATTAATATATCGTGGTCAAGAATTCGATATTTCCTATGGAGCTTGCCCAGGACATGGCACAGAGGCTTATAAACGTTGGTTAATAGGGAGAAAGTTCTATTATGATTTCACAGCATGTGGTTTTTTATCGGTGTGGGAGCGAAGCGCTTATGGCGGACAAGTTCATCATCGACCAGAAATTTTAATGAATATTGACAATCTTCTCGGATTGAATTTGTCACGAGAGTGGAGTTCTACTCATGCTTCTTATGAAATAGTGGCAAAGGTAAGTGGTAAAAACATTGTCTATGATGGTGATGATGAACTAAGTGATGAGGATAAAGTTTTGAATTATTTGACGAAGGCATATTGGACTGCCTTTGGTGAACCAGATGAAAATATACTTCTTATTAAAGATCATATACAAATACCACCTGCAGATATACTTCAAATAAAACCATTGGAGCATTGGAAAGATAAATGATGTACTAAAGATAAACAGTATTGAATAAAGGAGGGTTTTACCTTGGATATAAACGAAATGAAAGCTTTACCTTATGATGAGCTGCGTGCTTTATATAAGAATTTTCTACATAACCAGAACATTTCGCAATTAACAATTAATACTGCTTATACGGACACCTTCTACCTTTGGAGGAAAGGTAGCAAAGACCTATTCTGGAATTTAGTGACTTCAACTGATTTTGAGAATGCAGCAAAGAAAGAGTTAATACAGGCTCTTTCTGAAAACTCGACCGGTAATGCAAAATCACTTGCTAATGGTTACTTGTCTCATCTGAGAAGATTCCGCTTATTCTTAACTTCTGATGGATCAATCCTGCCATCTAAGCTTAATCAGGATAAGACTTCTATTCATGTAAATACTCATAAAAAGAAAATGACCGTTAATGTTTCTAACCCATCAATCGACCAGGTAGAGTATTATCTTACAAAGTGGAACACACTAGAAAACTATCACCTACAAGAGGATGCGCTTAATAAATTATTCTTTGAGCTATGTCCGAAGAACACAGATGTTATCGATATTATTTTAAAAGCATCAACGCTTAACGACTTTTATAGTACGAATATCTTCTCAATCTACCCGGTAGCTAAGCATATATGTACACTGGATATTGATGCAAGGCTTAAGGCAGGTGATGTTACCCTGGTTAGAGATATTCAGTATGTAACTATCGGCGATACACAGAAGAATTTTTATTCATTTGCCTCAAAGTATTGTAGCCATCACAATCCATTTGATTATCCAATCTATGATAGTTACGTTGATGAGGTGCTTCGCTATTTTAGAAATAATGATAGTTTCTCAGATTTCCAAGATGGCGATTTAAAGGACTATATTAAATTCAAAGGTATACTGATTGATTTCCGTGCCTTCTATGGCTTGGATAAATATAACCTGAAGCAAATTGACCAGTATATTTGGCAACTTGGGAAGGATTACTTTCCTAAGAATTATGGAAAGAAAAAATAAACAAAAATAAAGGAGAAGATAACATGGCAAATTTTTTAGAAAAGTTTCAATCTCATAATCGTGAAGTAAGACAGGAAATGATAGATGAAGAAGTGGCAATTGTGCAGGAAGAATATATAGTTAAGGCTGCGGCAGCTTTACTGGAGGCAAAGGTAAAAGAAGATAAAATCAAAGAATTACTTTCTAAATATTGGGATATAAGACCAAGCGATGCAGCGCTATTTATTCAGAAGGCTAAAGATATATATATGGAGGAACAAAAATGTCAAACAACGAAGAACAGGCGTTGAAGGATTTCTTGCTAGACATTGATTGCCTGAAACAATTAGATGATTGGACTGATGATTTTAACCTGTTTGATGTATTAAGAATTACAAATATGGAAATTCGCCATAGTAACATTCTGGCATGGATTTTTGATCCGAATGAGAATCATGGTTTGGGAGATTCTTTTATCAAATCTTTCATTACTAAGGTTGTTAGTAAGTGCGACCAGAATAAATATAATGCGTTTGATTTGCTATTACAGGATTTCTATTCTTATCAGGTTTATAGAGAATCTAATCACATGGATATTGTTCTTGTCTCTCGTGAAGAAAAGACAGCAGTTATTATCGAGAACAAGATTTGGTCGGGAGAGTCCTCACATCAGTTAAATGAATACTTAGAGAAAAGTAAGACAGAGTACAAAGATTACAATCAGATTTTGTATGTATTTCTTACTCCCTATGGTAGAGAATCAAGTGATCCAGATAATTGGATAGCATTTTCATATGAAGAAATAATCGATTCCCTTGAAAGCTCTATTAAAGGAATGAACCTTCGTGATGAGGTTAAGCTGGTGATACACAACTATATTGATATTGTGAGGAAGAACATTATGAAAGAAAAAGATGAAAAGTTAGTTAGCATCTGTAATGAAATCTATAACAAGCATAGAACGGCCCTACGGTTAATTTTTGAAAATGTTAACATTAATAACTCTATAGAGCATGAAATTATATGTGAGACACTTAGAGAACTAAATGATAATGGACAGATTATTTTTAAGGATGATAATAGTTGGCAGTTTTTCACAGCATCTATGGATGAGTATCTTCCGACCTTAGTAACGATGGATAGTTCATGGGGTACAAATTGGGTTTACTATTACTGGTTTGAGAAGTATGAGGATAAGCTATGTATTCATTTTGAACTTGGTGGATGGAATCTAACGGATGAATTAACGAAGAGGACCAACGCATTAATTGATGCATCAAAAAAGAAGGTAGATGAATATCGTTATAAGAGACTTTACTACAAAGCTGTAAAGCTTTCACAAGATGATTACGAGACAAGCTTAAGAAATGCTACTAAAGCTTTAGTAAAGAGTGCTCTTGAGAATGAAAAAAAATTGCTATCTATGGTGAAGGAAACAATTGCTGAGTCTTAATGCTATTGATATGTTCCCTAAAACCTCAAAACCATTGATATGTTTCCCAAAACCTCGAAAACGCTCAAAAACGGTTGATATGTTCCCCTTAACCACGACATCAATAATGAGCACTCGAGCCATGTGGAGTGCTGTGTATTGTTAAAAAAAATAGAAAAATAAATTGATGACTCCGAAAATCTGTAAAAGATTTTCGGAGTTCCATCTGATTTTATTTCAATTCTTTCAACGAAACGATGCAGAATATCAGGAGTAAGCTCATTAAGTTCGAAGATTGTATCCTTTAGACTATATAACTCATCTATTAGGTTTGTATTATATTTTTCATCGATAAGTATTTTATACTTATCGGATATAGCAGTTAAATTTGATATTTCGTTATCAAGTTCAAAGATAACTGCATTATAATTCTCTTCTGATATTTGCTCCATTATAAATTTGCGAGTTGCATTGATTTTCTGTTGCATCAAATTATTTAGTTCTTTATCTTGAATTTTCAGTTCTCTTACCACCTTCATTTTTTCATCAAGAACTTTCTTTTCGAGACCTGCAAGAAATTTTTCGCTTTTAATCTTAGAAAGCATTAATCTGATGTCATCCAATATAGCATCTGCAAGTTCTGCTTCTTTAATTAAGTGGTCTGAGCATGCTTTTCTTCCAAGTTTATTGAATCTGCCACAAACATAACCCTTTCTGTTTTTCTTGAAATTCATACCATGGCCACAATCATTACAAAAAAGGATATTAGTAAAAAGGTGAATATTTTGCTGAGGTCTGATTTTTTTTCGAGAAGAGATAATGTTCTGAACAGTATCAAATACTGTTTTAGTAATGATTGCTTCATGGCAATTCTTAATAACAATATATTCATTTTCATTTTTATCTTTTCTCTTGTCAGAAGTTACTGACACAGTTTCGCTTTTCCCTTGAACTAAGTCTCCTGTATAATTTGCATTTGTTAATATGTTTCTAACAGAAGAGCCATTCCATTGATTAGATGCGTCTGATTTGCCAGCTACCTGCCCTGGAGATGGTATATCCTCTTCATAAAGTTCTTTGGCAATTCTGTCAAACCCTTTTCCAGATAAATAATCATTGAAAATTCTCTTCACTATCTCTGGAGTAGTATCTTTTTTGATATAAAGCCTTTTATCCTCAACATAGTATCCATAAGGAGCAAAAGAACCTTTGTATTTGCCATTTTGAGCACGAATTTTAAAAGCAGATTTCATTCGAGTACTAATACGTTGTGATTCTTGTTCATATAACCATGCAAATAACCCGAAATTGTCGGTATTATTTGTAAGTGTGTTAATAGCACCATCCAATGTAATAATATTAATCCCATTACTTAAAATGGAATTCCTCAATTGGTAAGACAATTCGCCATTCCTCGCCAGTCGAGAAAGCTCTTTAGACAGAATCACATCATATTTCTTGGAACTACAATCGTCCATTAATCTTTTAAGATTTGCTCTCTTTTTCGATTTCGTTCCAGACTCAATGTCTATATATGTATCATATAATGTCCAGCCATTATCCTTGATGTACTTATCAAATAGCTGTTGCTGAGTAATTAAGGAGGTTTTTTGCTCCTCTTTATCTGTTGAAACTCTTATATATACAGCACATCTCATAGTTGTATTTCACCTATCCTTTCTTTATGAGATGTAGTGTAGTTTACCTTGTGTAAATTGTAATATTCGTTAATGTAGTTGTCAATATTTACATCAAAAAACGAATTTACTATATTCATAAGACTTATTTTACTCTCATTGTTAAAAACTCTTTCTATGGTCAATAATGGTACTCCTTATTCGTTTGTTATTCAAATTGCAATTTGTGATTATATACTAATGTTATTCCTTAGCAATGTAAATAGTTTGGATGTCGGAGCACGTTTGACCCCCTTAGAAGCCCTATAAATAGGGCTTCTTTTATTTGAGGTAGAACTTTCTTGAAAGCGACAAGACATAGTTTATAAGACAAAATGCCAAGAGTAAGACTTACTCGGATAGTCATTTTTGAATATATGAGGAACGTACTATCTAACATCTAAAGTTAATCGAAATGTGTAGAAACAATGCATTTAATAATGGATTAATAGAAAGATGATAGATTTGATTACTTGTCCTTACTGTAATGCTGAGTATAAGAAAATCACAGCAAACCATTTAGTTAAACATAATATTAAATACCTGGATTATTTAAAGGAGTATGATAAGAATAAATATTATTTAAAGGTTTTATCCGAATTTATATGGGAGTTTTATAGACCTTGTACAAATAAATATATTGAACAGGTATATAGTAAAGAGACTCATGGATTTATATGGATAACAAAATATGCAATGGGTAAAGATATTTTGGAAAAAGAAATAATAAAAGCTCAAAAGGAAGCAGTAGAATCAAGCAGGTTAAATAAGCTGTCTAATACAAGGGGATATCCTTTCACTAAATCCGATATCGTGCAACACCTCAGGAAGGAAAGAACATTAGGAATATATACGTATAACGGAGATACAACCTTTTTAACATTTGATATTGACGAAGATAATATGGACTATGTATTAAGTATTTGTAATAGCCTTAAACGATGCAATATAGATGAGAATCAGATATTACTAACTTATAGTGGGAATAAAGGTTATCATATTTCTATTTTCTTTAATAAGCCAATATTAATAAAAAAAGTGAAAGAAATGTTTGATTTATTTCTTTGGACAATAAGGGGAATTAACAAACTTAGAGAGAATGGTTCTAAAGTTGTGGAGGCGAGAGGTGTATCAAATCAAGCAGTTAAGATTCCTTTTTCAATCAATAGGAAAAATACTGTTGAGTATAGGAAAATAAACAATTGGAATGACTTGCAATTAAGAATGAAAGAAGGAAAAGGTAATTATTGCTATGCAATCGATGAATATGGATGTGAGATTGACACTCTTGATAAAATTACTCATATGCAAAAAGTAGATAGTAGTATGGTTGATAGGATAATTAATGATTTAACGGATGATATGGCATTTTTTGATAATTTGTGTAGATATGAAATCAGTCTTAATGATTCTATAAAGAAAATAGAAATAGATTCGTTCAGTATTAATAAAAACGTAGTATACGAAGGTATAGAAGCATTATTAGATAAGCCAATTGAAGTTAAGGAACGACACACAACATTATTAAAAATAGCTATATATAATAAGTCATATAATATGACTGCTAAGGAAAATGAAGATTTTTTAATAAACTTTACAACAGACAAAAAGATGAACCATAAGTTTGAAACAAAGATTGATGTTAATATTAAAGAAATAAAATCAATTATCAGAACAATATATTATTCGGAAACGGCTGATAAATATCGAATTTATGATGGAATTAAAAAGCTGTCTTTTACAAAGGATGAAATACTTGAGATATTATCAATAAAGGACAAGCATCTCAGAAAATTCTATTTTATAATGTTTACGCAATTTAAAATGTTTGGTAATAAAAGAGATAAGCGTTTCTTCTTAACTTATGAGAGAATAAAGAAATCGGTTAGAATAAATGGAAAAGCTATAAATGATAAGCTATTACAATTAGAGAAACTTAATAAGATTGTGTTTGTAAGAAAAGGTGAAAAAGATAATGGTGTAGAGAAGATTAGGAATAAGCCGAATATATATATGTTAAAATATAATCTGAATTCTGATGAAACAGATAAGGGATATAAACTTTTAAGAGGTGACAAGGAAGCAAATGATAATATAACGTTTTGCAATTTTGAAATGATGTGTGCAAAGGTACTTAGTAAGGTTGAAATTGAAACACATTTTTGTATGCAAAAGACAATATTAAAGTATAAGTATCAGAAATTAGTTGAAGTATAAAACAAAATCTTATGCAACATAATGCCTTAAATTAAAACATTGATATATGTTTTTAATTTTATAAATCCTTGGCAAGACTATTGCTTTTATGGTAGGTTTTTCGTGGTTCAAAGCATTGATTTTCATGTGTTTTCAGGCGTTTCTAAATTCTAAAAGTACCTGAATAAAATTGTTATATCCCCTAACTACATTAATCTATCATAAGCACAGAGTTTTCATTAAGAGAATGACATAAAGACATATATAAGCCAACATTCAACGAATACACTTATATCAATGAATAATGTAACTATCTCAGTTAGAAACAACATAACTGGTGAAGAAGAAATATCTAATGTTTATTATTGTAAGTAAATTACAAAAGAAGTACAATAGTGTAGTAACTTACTGATTTTTTAGTTAGGAGACGACTATGGATAGTTTGACTTTGAAAGATACAAAAGAACAGTTTTTAAGTAGTTGTATTGATGGTGATTTTTATGACAGTTCATTAAAAACTTACAAGAGAAAAGTTGAAGTATTTTTTGAATTCTTAACAGAAGGTTATAGTGTTAATGATAATAATTATAAAGAAGTTCTTCGGGGAATTGATGACAAAGTAATTACGAAAAGCATCGAATTCTATGTAAAAAAGTATGGGATTTCTTTTAAAAGTACAATTGATTTATATGTTTCAGTTGTAAAGTCTTACTTTGATTTTATAAACAAAAACATGGGTATTTTTAATGATAATTTTGATAGTGTTAAGAGTTATGAAGATATAAAAATATCTATTGAGAAAAAAATCAAGGAACTGGAGTTGATTACCAAAGAACAAAAACCCCCTATAGCCGAGCATACATTTACTAAAATATTAAACGAATGTAATAAAATTTTAAGTACATATACATTTGAATATATGAATGATAATAAAAATAAACCTAAAAAAAATCCAGTACAATTTTTTACTTCTGCATTACTTATTAAAATAATCATGCTTACAGGAATGAAAAACCAAGTAATTGATACTATAAAGTTAAAAGATTATAATTCTGAATTGAATTATATTAATATTAATAATTTTGCTATTCATCTACCAAATGATTTAGGAATACAGATGCATTTATATTTACGATTAAGAGATGTACTTGTTAAAGATAAAAGTGAAGAATACCAACTATTTGTTAAAAAGGATGGGACACCAATAGGTTCATCTTATGATTATGCTTTCAAAACTTTAGATAATATTATTGATAATTCAATTGCGGAGAGTGTAGCAAAATATACTATTATGCAAATGATAAAAAAAGGTATGAATATTAGTATTATAAAGTTGCTAACAAAGTTTGGTATCGATAGTTGCTTACATTGTCAAGAGTTGGTGAACGATGAAAAAACCAATGAAGATATCACGGCCCAAAATAGATATATTGATTCAAAAATAAGAAGCATGGATATATTTGATTTGTTGTGAGATATAGTATTACATGATAGTTTTCTAATTCTATAAAGAGTGAATGTTTTAGACAGTTATATACTAAAAATAGCGTATGTTAAAAGGCTTTGCATTTATATTGCAGAGCCTTTTGTTTGTTCTGCCTTTCTATAGTTATATCATGCGAGAATTAGCATATGATATCAAAACATGCTTTGAAGTAGGGTATTTCATCAATTTAATTGTTGGAATTAAGTGTAATCATGAACTAAAGTGAATTAAACTTGTTTCACGGGAACGCAGACCTCACTTCACGCCCCTTGCTTCGCAGGGGTTCGCTCGGAAAAATCGCCTTGATGGACCAGGCGACCAGAGCAAGCTCTTTTTTTCCGAGCCGTTCCGTTCGGTCTGCGTCACTTCGTTCAGCAGAGAAAAATTGTTCTTCCCCCTCTCTTAAAAACGATAGGGGTCAAAACAATTTTTAGTTGCCTTTCGGCAACATGCATTATTCCTACGCTATTTATATTTATTTGAAAAGAGCAAAATATATCATTACCAAAGAGGAGGTGTTATAAATTAGAAAATCACATTATATAAACAAATTAACAAGCAAAGATGTTAATTTGTTAAAAGCATTTAGTAGAGTTGGCTACCTTTCTTCAGGCCAATTAAGAGGAGATTTAGATATTGCAGATAGGCGAGTTACTAATTTCGTGCGTGACGGTTATATTGAAAAGGTTCCATTTATCGATAAAAAATCAAAAAACATAGAATTTGCATATCGATTAACTGATAAAGGTAAAACTTTATGCTCCAATCAACTACAAGTTGAAAGTTTCTATCGAAGTTCTTCAGCCATCCATGACCTTGCATTGGCGGACAAGTATTTTACTATAGATAAAGACCTTAGAGATAGCTGGATAACCGAGAGTCAATGGAGAGGTCGGTTTGAAGAATATTTAAATGACTTGCATAACAAAGATTGTGACAGGTGGGAGGAGTTGTATGACCAATTGAAGGAAGGTCTCATAAGTCCACCAGATGGTGGTTATGTGAACGGCGAGGGAGTTGAGATTGCATTGGAAGTCATAACGAGTAGTTACGGGGAGGCTGAGCTATTAGCAAAGGAGAATTTTGTACAGACACTTGAAGTAGTATACAACCAAATTAGGGTTTAGATTGGAGGTTTAAATGATGACAAATAAGGACAAAGAGGAGGCTTGCAGAACGTTTGAGAGCTATATTAAGCTAATATATTGGTTTGGTCATGGTATAATGATGTCAATTCATGTTCAGCAGTATATGGAGCGATTTGAGGGCAAAAACAAGACACAGGTTTGGAGAGATATACGGAAACTACAATCATCCGAGCTATTGGATGTTAGTAAAGTATTTAATAATAATTATGTAAAACTAAAAAAGTATTCGTTGAGATACCTGTTGGATAAAGCAAGTTCCAAGGATACTAAATCGGTTAACGTTGGTTTTACAGCGATTAAGAGGTCAGCATTCATTAATGAATTTATATTGAGGTATCCCTTGAAAGCTGAAAATATAGATGATGCTATAAGCTATTATCATTCCTTTACTACATTAATAAATAAGGACAAACAGAATTCAACTATTTTACAAAAAGTTAAAAATGGGAATAAAGAGATAAAAAATGAAATTGAGAATCTGGATGCATTGGCTACACAACAGATGAAGAATTTACAGAGTAAAATACCAGGTATAAAAATTGAAAAACTTAATCGCTTTAACTTGAATAACATGCAGAGTAGAAACATTTACATTAGTTCTATAAAAGAGGATATTGTTAATGTAGTCTTTTTAGACCTTAATGACAGTTATAATGCAACTAAATTGGCAGAATCATTCGAGGAAGTATATATGTATCTTTCAAGTCTTTTAACTGATAAATTATTTGTATTCTCTCTCGTTGTATCTGATAATGATAACGTAATTAGGATAAAAAAAATAACAACACGGTTAACAAACATTTTGATGAGTAAACATCTTTGTGGATTTTTCAAGTTTAAAATTTTAGACCTAAATATTCGGGCAAAGGTTTTCAGTAATATGAAAGTATTGTTTTGATTTAATAGATAAATCTTCGATGTAAATTTATGTGATATTAATCTGGCATTTTTTATAAAATCAATGTATAAGATTAAATATAATAACTCACAATATGGGTATTAATACGTAAAAAAAAACATTTATTCGTGCATTATATAATGAAATGCAGATAGTGTAAATTATTTTTACGTATTTTTTTTATTCAAAAAAATATATACAGAGGTAAAACAATGAGAAAAGGTTTTTACACAATTGAGCGTTTCATCGAATTAAATAATGGGTCGTCCTACCCTATTAATGACATTACGAATTTGCATGAACCAAAGATTATGGAATGTACTGAATGCAATTATTACTTTATAAGAAAGCCATATGAAATCTTTAGTCAGGGAAGAGATAAGTTTTGTATAAGTTGTAACAAAATAAATAGCTTAACTGATGATGATGGTTCAGTAGTTTTACAGAAATTACAACCTTTAGTTAAGAAATACAAACAAAAAGGTTTAATATTTATACCAGAATATAAGAGAGAAGATTTAGTAAATGAAAAAGGAAATAAGTTAAAGAATGACTTATCTATTTTTACAATTGATAATTTAAACTATCCTATAGCAATGATTGAAATAGGAAGAGTTATTGACTCTAAGAGCATCGGTTACAAACTTAACTTTTGTAATGAACATACTATTGTTTTTGAAGGATTATTAGCTACAACACAATGTGATTATTATTTCGAAATATTTATTCAAAGATTGTTAGAATTCAATAAATTAGAACCTTTAGATAAAAAAGATAAGATAGATGAATGGTTTCCTTCATTTTGGATTAATGATATACGAGATAAATAATTTTTTATAAAGGATACCAGATGGAGTATCTAATATATTGTATGCAAATTGTATGCAAAACAAATCGGATATTACAGAACCCTCCTTTCTATATGGGTTTCAAAAGTGTAAAACAGTTCAAACCATATAAGCAGATTATTACACGTATTGTAAATAAAGTTGACAACATGGTAAATAGTGGTAGTATTTGTGTTGAGAGGAAATTAGTTTTGAAGTATATGAATAGAGAATTAAATTTATCTAAGGAAGGGAAAGCGACGGCATTTACTACTGCGACAGAAGAATTACTGACCATTCAAATATATATGGTGTGGTAA